AGTGTCGTAGCTACCATCAACTCCATCAAAAGCAAATTCTGTAGGTATTGAATTGACAAGTGGAGTGAAGTTTAGCTTGCGGTTCATGTCCACAAAACTGATGTTTATAAGTCCGACATTGCTTGTGGTGTTGATTACATCCATCACTTGAAACTTCTGACCAGCACCTGTCAAAGAATAGGATGCTGTAGATGATGCGGTAGTGACTGTAATGGTTTGACCCAACACATTCCATGCAAAAGCATCTTCAATCTGACGTTTTGCATCATTGACAAACTTGCCAATTAGACTTGAATAAGATGTTTGAGCAACAGTAGAAACTGTTGTTTCACGCAACCTTACGAGTACATCGTTAACCAGTTCAAGGTAGGTCATGCTCTTGTCAACCCTTCTTCTTCAAATGTGGCTATAAAACTGAATGCGCTTCCAGATTGAGTAGTTATTTTAATTTTGTCGCCTTCTTCCAAAACAATGTAAGCATTGCCATCAAACTGCAAGTAGGTTTTTGATGTGAAATCGTAATTAGTCAATATATCAAGGGTCGTATTAGCACTTGCGTCAAACCATTGAACAGTTATATGCTTGGTAGACCCACCTGTATTGTGTATATACATTACAGTAAATTTAGAGTAATAGCCAGTCGGACAGGTATAGACTGTAGTGTCTACTGCCGCTGTGGGACTAACTCCAACTGATAATGCTCTCATTTCGCTTTTGCCTTATTCCTTGCGGAGATAGCTTTAGCTTTTGCCTTTGCGTCAGCCTTTGAGGTTGCACCCCATGCCTTGAGCGAAAGAAGCAGTCTTGTTGGTTCACCATCCTTGTACTCTGCACCAGCATTGTTGCCCATGCGAGCCAAGAAACTTGCTCTGCGAGGGTTATCCCCCGACTTTACTGGCGGCTTCAGATTACCCCCAGTTTCCGCATTATAAGACGATCTACCCTTGGCATTCAAGCCGCCTTTTGGATTTTGACCAGCTTTTGTTTGCCAAGTGGGTGTTTTCATCTACTTCACCTTTTTAGGCTTCTTTGCAGTCTTTGCCGCCTGTTTGAAGTCAGCCGCTGTAGGCGCACCCTTGCTACCTACCTTACGCATCTTCTCGCCAGACCCTGCCTTGATACGAGCCTGTTTTGCATTGATGTTTGAGTACAAGCCAGTTTTCATTTCATCTTCTTTTTTGGTTTAGACATACCAGCTTCAGACAAAGCAATGGCAACTGCCTGTTTTGGATTGGTCACAACCTTGCCACCCTTACCAGAGTGCAGAGTTCCCTCTTTGTACTCCCCCATGACCTTCTTGACCTTTTTCTGTGATTTAGTCATTTTCATAGGGTTTCTCCTTAGTACAACACTTTGGCTGTGATAGTGCCTGTAGTGTAAGCAGTCACGTTTGCTCGCAAATACTTAGGTGCATTGGCAATGGTAACAATGCCATCAGCAGTCAAAGCAGTGCCAATTGTGGCAAAGGTTGTTCCATCCAAGCTACCTTGGAATGCAACAGTTGCTGTTGTAATACCACTAACTTGCAGGAATGCAGGTTGACCAGCATCTGCTTGCACAGATCGAGATGCACCTGTAGCGACAACAGCACTCAGAAGCGTAACGGGAGTAGTTAAAGATGCCATTATTTGCCTCTTGAAGATTTCTTCATCATGTTGGTAGCAGTCCTACCACCCTTCATAGGCAGACCCATTTTTGGCTTGCCAACAGCAACCATAATGGTCACAGGAACGCCCTTTTTCTTGCCGTACTCTTTGGCTTCTTTCTCGCCTTTTTCAGAGTAGGGAAACTTCTTTTTTCCGACCATAGGCATAATATTCTCCTTATTTCCAGACACGATCAGCAACAAAGGTAACGATACCGCCCATGAATGAAGCGATTGTCATACCCATCCAAAAACCACCTTTGCCCTTATTGGCAAGTTCAAGCAATGCTTTTACGTCAGCACTAAGTGAGTGCATCTCCTTTTGGAGAGCCTCGACTTGAGCCTCTAATTTGCCAAATTCTCTGGCATCAATATCAGACATTTGCTACCTTTCTTGGTCTTCCCATACGCTTAATTGATGGAATTACAGGCGCAAATGCGGTATCTGTTCTAAGTTCTGATTCTACAGACTCTATGGTTACTTCTGGTTCATCTATCCTTACATACCCCTGATGACCCTTCATGGAGTCAATATCATGCTGATATGTGAAAGTCACAGTGTTACCTGACTGAAGACAACGAAAAGTAGCCATAAAACCCTTTAAATGAGAAAGGGGGGACTAGCCCCCCCGTCTTTACACTGGTCGAACAATAATCAACTCAACTGTCGCTGATCCTAAATCAACAGCACTACCAGTTAAGTTATTGGTTGCGATTGTCACAGTGTTTGCGGCTGAAACATAGGCTCTACGAACCAATCCAGCTTCACTAACACCAAGTGACATACCAAGAACTATATCGCCCAAAGCCACTCCTGCTACTGTGACAGTATCAGTTGCCGCACCCGCCGCACCAGACGCTACAGATGCAGAGTCTAATGTGGCTACTACGAGCCAAGTGTCTGAAAATAAACCACGAAATTGATCGTTTCCACGGCGGGAAACTACTGCTGTTGCTGCTGCCATTTTGATTTCTCCTAATTAGGTTAAAAAAGTCCCCCTACCCCTATTGCTAGAAGTAGGAGGGACAACTGCAATTAGGCGGGAACGATCAAAGCGAACATTGATGCAGACTTAGCCGCACCAGTGCTTGCCGCTGAACGCAGAATTTGCACTCCATACAGCGTGTCTGCTGTGTACAAAGTTGCAAGGTAGGGCTGTTGGTACTGAACTTGTGAGCGAATAGCCATTTGTTCAACCAAAACCATTGAGTCTTTATGACCCATCAAGCAAACTCGTGCATTGTTAGTGCCTGATGCTGTGTCGCAATTGCTTGAAACAAACACAGGGATACCATACAAGTTACCGATTTCACCTGTGCGAATGGTACTGTTTGTACCACCAACAAAGGCTTGTTCAGTGTAACGAGCCAAACCCATCAGGGTGTTGCGACTTGATGGAGGAATCAAGAAGAAACGCTGATCCATTGGGGTATCAGTGTCATCAAGACGCTGAATAGTGCGGCGAATAGCGGCATCGGTCAATGCTGACTCATTGTTGCTTGCGGCAACATAAGCAGTAGTACCATCACCACCAATAAACGCACCAGTTGCATAAGCATTTGTACCACCACCGCCATTGGTTGAACGACCCAACTGAACCAAGTCTGTATCGACTTGTTTAGCCAAAGCGTAACCAGCGTCAGAGGTATAGAAGTTACGCAAGCTGTTCAAGGCTTGGGCTTCGACAATATCTTCAATCAAACGGCTGTATTCGTAATGCTTATTGATAGAAACTTGAACTTCAGACTCTGTAGCGGCAATCAAAGTGACTGCTGTTTCAGCGGCTTTAGCGGTAGCAGAACCACGGGTAGGTGAAGGAATGTGAATCACATCGCCTTTTTTACCTTTAAAGTTCATTTTCATAACCAAGTTAGCTAAAACGAGGTTTTTCTTGTAGGCGGCTACAATTTCATCACTCCAAATTTCTGGGATGAATTTTTCAGCGGTTGTTACCGTAACTGAGTTTGTGGGGGAAAATGCTGTTGCCATGTTAAATCTCCAAAAAACGATAAGTTAAATTATTTGACCCTGCCGTCTTGATACGCTTGCATGATTTCTCCGCTTAACGCTTCATAACGATCTGGGTCAGTCATCTTCAGCCGAATTAGATCAGCCCTGCGATAGACTCTTTTTCCAGATTCTCCACTTCCACCTACATCGACACTTGCCGCCTTAAGGTTTGACTTGCGCTGAGTTTCCCCTGCATCTGTAGTCTGTTTAGCCTTAATTCCTCGCAACTGCTTATAGGTACTTAACAATTCATTAGCACTATCGTAATCAAACTCACCATCAGCTTTTGCATACAAACCAAGGCGAATAGGTGAAGATTTCACCCAATTCACAAAGTCTGTATCTTGAGCAATCTGACCAAAATCAGGATGCTCTTGCGCCAACTTTTGCTGAATCTGCATCTTTTTGAAATCTTGACCCGCTTGGCGAGCCGCAAGTACATCAGGATGGTTATCAACAGTCCTACGAACTGCCTCTTGTGGATTCTCGAAAAAATCTACTTCTGGCTCTTTTTCAATAGGTTGTTGCTTAGAGGAGAGGTTTTGCTTAATAAGTTCATCTGCCAGCTTTCGCACTTCCCCAACTTCCTGCGCTTGCTTTCCAATCAGCTTCTCAGCTTCTTGGTGCATTTTGACCACTTCTTCCAAAGATTTCTGCCTGTATTTCTCAGGCATCTCGGATAAGGGTGCTACTTCAGGTAGTTGCTTCTTTTGCTCAACTGCGTCTAACTCACTTAGCGTCTCATCATCATTGTCAATCAACATATTTCTTCCTTTTCCTGCCGTTCATCGGTTCTAGGACATTCAACTCGGCTTACGCTTGTGAGTTGTGCTTTTGCTCCCACTTCAGTTGATCTAGGTGTTTTTTCTCGAACCTTCCATGCTCTGATGGAAAAGAACCAGACCACCCTTCTAACTTGAAGTTTGGAGCAGATAGAGTACGGTTGGCTGTTTCTCCGCACTCACACTTAAAACCTGTTGTCTCATAATCAACAAGTCTTTCGGTTTTATGCCCGTTTGCACAGGCAAAATCAAACATTCTTTTCATTCAATTCCTCATACGCTCGTTCGCTGACCTCTTTCAAGGTTTTCAGCCAAGTCAAGATGGAAAGTTCACCTTTTTTGAACATCAAGGTCTTTTCATCAGGAATAACGCTTAGATTATTGAGTGACTCTATCATATTGTCAATATCTATGCACAAATCCTTCCAACCTTCCATCCCCATCATGGAAAATCGGTCTTCATAATACTTTTGTAGTTCTTGATTCATTGTTTCCTCAAAAGAACATTAAAAAATTGCCGTTTCCAGCACTAGGCGCAGGAGGTGCTGTAAATATCCACCCTGAGTTATTGCCGCCATCTGTGGAATTTGCCCCTGCGTACCATCCTGCTCCACCAGTAGCTGAAGACCTACTGATAGACAAGAAGTCTGAACTTACAGTACCGCTTGCCTTGGATAGCGTATGGCTTGCGGCAGTTACAGAGCCAATGGTTAAAAGTCTTGTTGATTCTCCACTAGCATTCCAATCGGTAAATGTGCTAGTTGTTGCCGCCGTAAACAAAATAGATGTTGCACCAGTGCTTTTATAAGTATTGGTGATGTTGCTGAACGTGTTTGAGCCTGTAATCGACAAATCACCAGCACCACCTTGATTAATTGTGCAGTTGTATGTAGAGCCACCACCAACAAACGACTTAGCGGTTGCGGCAGTCATGGAAATCGTGCCTACCCCTGTTCCTGCGGTTGTGGTGAAGTTGGTAGGGCTGTTGTTGTACCAAGCAATACCACTTGCGGTAGTTATAGCAATAGTACCGCCATTAAATGTTATATTTTTTGTTCCTGTTAGTGTCTGTGCTATAGAGGTTGTTAGTGTTTTACCGTTTAAATCTAATGTTCCATTTACAAATTTAGTGCCCGTTGATTGCGTCACAGTCATGGCGTCTTGCAACTGCCAAGTTCCGCCAACGCCAGCGAATTCAACAAGGTTTAAAGACACCCCATTTGAAGTGATTGTTTTTGTACCACTGGTTGCCGCAAAAAACTTACTACCGCTATTTCCTACTAGCATAGTGGCTGACATAATTAAGTTGCCATAAATGTAGGCGTCCCCAAGCAACCCAGTCCATGTGCCAGCATACCCAGTAAAGTTTAAATTTCTTACAGAACTAATGCCAGAGGTATAACCAAAACGGAATTGATATGTTCCACCAGTAACATTAAAATCTACTGCGTTTGCTTCTGACAAGCCGCTATTACAAGTAATCGTAGTAGAGCCAACACTTGTAAAGTTTACTGTCTTTGATCCAGATGTAGAAAAGTTTGTTGCTGTTAATGCGTCCCATGCAGTGCCTGTGCCAGTTACATCAATTTTCCCAGTTCCAAAAGCAAGTGTTCTGATGTTTGAATTGTTTGAGCTAAATAAACCTGTAGTTAGTGTGGATGACTGAAGGTCTAATGTGCCGTTGGTTAATGTAACTGTTCTTGTAGAACCTGTTGTCAACGCATCTTGCAACGTAACTGAACCACTTGGGCTGTTAATTGTGATTGGTTGAGTAAAGGATTTGGCCTCACTTCTAATAGTTTGTGTTGTGCGGCCTGCAAATGTTATTGGTTGTGTGCCTGATATTGTTGTGCCAGTACCGTTAATCCAATTACCATAAATTAATGGGGAATTCGTTGCTGTTGCCAACGTCATGGTGTTTGACGTTCTCAACGACATATCTATTGTGCCAATGTTGTAATTGGCTTGAATAGTTGTTGTTGAGCCAGATGCAGGGTATGTAGCCGCAGGGAATACGGCTGTATCTTGTGCTAATGGGAACTGAGTTGCGTCTAATGCACCACCTGATGTGGCA